AACCGGTCCCTTCGAGAGTTCGAAAACTCGATGGGTCAGCTCTTTCTGTCGCGTCATCTTAGACTTAGTTAGGCCTTAGAATCTAACGGCGACACGAAAACTAGTCAGTAACCCTCCGACTAGCTCGGAACGTCCAGAAAGGAGACTACCATGCCAACGCGGAATCAGTCAGAACGTCGTTCTGCTACTTCGTTTTGGAATCGGCAGTCTTGGACGGGGGGTATTCAGACTGAGAATGGTGTACTATCGGTGCCAATCGATGTGTACCCCACTATCACTGAAAAGGCTTGGGATAATACCCCAAACTACTGGCAACTGAGACGCACTAGGGCTCAACTCCCGGATAACGCCTTCTCGTTCATGCGAACGAGAACCGGCTCCGGGGTGTTTGAGTTCAAGCGCGAGGATACCGTTGGTGCAACTCGTACACTGCGCATTATGCGAAGACCGTACGAGGTGCTCTGTCGGATTCCTGATCACGGGATCGATATGACGTCGTTTGATTTGAATAACAGCCTTATCCAGGCTGCACGCAACTCGAACTTCAGCATACCCGTGACTCTCGTCGAAGCAGGTAGAACGGCCACCATGGTGGCCGACACCGCTCGCACCCTTGCGGGCGCCATCTACGACCTTCGACGGGGGAATCTGGTAAACGCCGTGAGGCGCTTCCAGATCGAGCCCTCTCAATCTCAGGTGAGTCGGTTCAATCGTCGTTTTGGGATCAACCCCAATACGACAGCAGCGAATTACTGGTTGCAATACCAGTATGGGTGGAAGCCGCTTCTCAACGACGTGAAGAACGCCGCAGAAGCAGTAGCCGAAGCCGTTAACCGTAATGACGATCGTTCTACATCTCGTGTTAGGTCCTCACGGACCTACTCTAGAGCGTGGAGCGATTCGAATTACACACTCGAAGCGAATCCTTTGTATAAAGGAGCCGTTTCGGGGTACGTGCGCGTCTCCCGACGTGCCGTATGGCGCTTCAAGCCCACCGCTGCCGATTTGCCGGGCCTCTTCGGCCTGACAAATCCCTTCGAGGTAGTCTGGGAGATCATTCCGTTCTCTTTCGTAGCGGATTGGTTTCTCCCTATCGGCAACTACCTTAGTAGTCTCGACGCACCTCTTCGGTTCACCCATGTTGGAGGGACCGTGGGCTATAGGAAACTCGAGGTCTTCACGACGACTCCGTCTACCGGAACTTATCTTGACGGTACACCAAACGTCCCTTCGCAGGGAGGTTCGGGAACCATCGAGAAGGTTACGGTGACGAGAAATCGGATGACATCGATTCCTTCGCCCTCGCTCTCCGAAATGAGATTCGATCCGAAAATAAATGCTACGCGAGCTACTTCTGCCATAGCTCTGCTATGGCAGCAAGCCTCACGGCTTGGCCGCTAGCCTCACGGCTAGACCCGAGTTGCCATCCCGGCAATTCGGAACCTTCCCTGGTAAAACAGGGGTTTCCCTGGAAAGGAGTCTGCTCATGGCAGCTCAAGCTCCGTACACCCTCACGGATGCAGAAACCACTCCCATCAACCACGTCTTCGCCAACCGCGGGGTCCTCTCGGATCCCAAGAGCGGCAAGGTCGTGGCCACATGGAAGAAGCCCAGTGCGGTGAACGCCGAAGGGGACTTCGTCCTCAAGGCACACTACAGTGAAGGCGTCGGCGCCAATGGCGTCGACAAGATCACCTACGTGCTCACCGTCCCGTTCCTGGAGACCGTCGGTACCAACGACGCTGGTATCACTCCGCCGGCCCAAAAGGCCTACGAGATGATCGGCGTCGCTGAGTTCCGTCTGCCCCGTCGTACGACGGCTCAGCAGCGGAAGAACCTGGTCTACATGATGGGAGACCTGGTAACGGAAGCCGTCACGCGCCTCGAGGTGGAGAACCGTGACTTCGCGTTCTAACGAACCGCTTAGTCACATGAAAACTGCTTCCCTGCAAGGGGAAGCGACTTTCATCTTCATCGCGTTTTTCCTGATCTTCAGCTTTTGGCTGATGATCGGGAGCGTGGCGTACCTCGTCACTCACCAAGGAGATGGGCATGACACCCATTCGTGCTCGACGGAGTCGAGTACTTCCGAGGCAGGTCCCCAGCCGTCACAGGCTGGGCAGTGAGGACCAGAATCACCTGATTCTGGGATACCTCGAGGGGCTGGATTGCCCCCGAGCGCTCACCAGTTGGCTTCTGTACAAGTATGGCGAACATCACCAGCTTGTCAGCCTCAATTGCGATCCGAACGAATATGAAAATGTTCGAACGTTCCGACCCGCTTACGCGGCGACGAAGTTTCTTTCGAAATGTGTCGGCTTGAAAACCGGCATTGATCTGAAGAAAGTTGCAATTGAGTCAGCCGAGGAGGCTGAGCGTAAGAACCTGATCACTAACCAAACGATCAAAGCTATCCGAGATGGTCGCGCGAGCGACCTCTATGGTCCCGAAATTTTTCGGGCCATACAGATAATCTCGAAGATCTTGGGAGAAATCCCAAGTAGCTGGGATCTTGATCCCGACGTCAGACCCGACGCTGTGATCGCCGACGTTGAGAAGATTCTTTTCCGGAGGGGAAAGTCATCTTCGAGACGTCTGCGTGAACTGCTACCGGTTCGACTGAAGGACTCGATCTCTTTTCGTGACGTTGGTTGGTCAACTGGCAGAACTAGTTCCGCCAGTGGTTCTTACGTGACTGGGTATCATAAATACCGCAGTCGTCCCGACGTTACTGTTAAGGGCCGTTTAGCAGCGTTGCGTCTGCTTAACGGGTCACCATGGTGGGGTGCATCGGTTCTTCAAACTGATGCTCCTGTCAGTGTTCTTCCCAGAGCACTGTCCATCATTGGGGGCAATACCCTCTTAACGGTCCCGAAGTCCGCTAAGACTGACCGGGTCATATGCTTCGAACCGCATATGAACATCCGGGCCCAACTTGCCGTTGGGGGTTATCTAAGGAAGCGCCTGCGTATGCACGGCGTTAACTTGGATGATCAGTCTATCAACCGTCGCAGGGCTCTGGTCGGAAGTAAGTTTGGTCACTTGGCAACAATTGACCTTTCCTCTGCTTCTGATACTATAGCCCGCGAACTAGTCTGGGAGCTTCTACCATTCGATTGGTGTGCACTTCTAGACGACCTTCGCTCGCACAACACACTTTGGCCTGACGGCTCTTGGCGACGATGTGAGAAGTTCTCCTCAATGGGGAACGGTTTTACATTCGAGCTAGAGTCTCTGATCTTCTACGCTCTTTCGAGCGCAGTATCCGAGAACGTCAGCGTGTACGGTGACGATATAGTTGTGCCAACTTCCAACTTTGTTGGAGTGGCCCGTCTTCTGACGGCCTGCGGATTCTCACTGAACAGAAAGAAGAGTTTCTCTTCCGGTATGTTCCGAGAGTCCTGCGGAGGCGACTATTTCGGCGGTGTATCTTGTACACCCGTTTTCCTCAGAAGTTTACCAAAGACTACTGAGGACGTCGTGAAGCTTCACAACCGTGTGAGGGAATTTGCGTCTGTCTACCTAGACAGGCGTTGGGTTCCTTTGCTAAGAAAGTGGAGGACGATATTCCCCAGTCACTTAGGGCCGCAAGGCACCGGTGACGGCCACTATCACGTCAATTGGGACGAAGGGAGTTTCTCCCGTAGTCCCGGCTGGTGTGATGGATGGATATACTGGACGCGAGTCCCGTATATGGACCGGAGTGATGAGTTTGAGTTAGCACCATCACTGTGTGCTAGTTTAGGGCCTAAAAGCCCCTTGAACCTCCGTCATTCCGCGCTTAAACGGCGCATAAAGTACAAGAACGTACGGGGTCTGGCTCAATGGAATTGGCCAGACATCCCTTGGCTGTGAGGCCATAGGGACTTTCCC